AAAGATGATTGGGGTATTTATGTGCCTGAAGTAAAATACCTTTCTCCTGAGCCGCTTGTCGATTATACCAATTTAGCCCTCACCAAGTATCCTAACGTTCACTTTGTTGGCGATGCATTATCAGCTAGGGGTATAACGGTAAGCGGCGCACAAGGAACATATGTTGCTGAGTCACTTTTGGAGAATTAAAATAGATTTCGTATATTGATATCAAATAAAAAATAATATTATGGGCATAGAAACGGGACAAACATATCCAAAATCAAGAAAATTAGTAAAAACAGATGGTACCATTGCTTATACATGGGATGGTAAATTACATAATTGGGATGGTCCCGCTTTATTACCTGAGGGTAATGAAAAAAAAGCAGAATATTATCTTTATGGTATGCAAAAAACCTCAGAAGAATGGAAAGAAATGAGACGTCAAAGAGAAGGCATTCCATTCTATAAAAACCAATCAATGAAATCACAATTGTCAGATTATAGAAATTAATATGAGAGATCAAACATTAGAAGCAATGCCTTATAAAGGTGAAATCCATGAAAAAGCATGGGGTCATGAATTATGGATTATTAATAATGAATTATATTGTGGTAAATTATTAGTATTTAAAAAAGATAAACGATTTTCAATGCATTATCATTTATTAAAAGATGAAGCATGGTATATTTCTAAAGGAGAATTCCAATATAGTTGGATTGACACAGAAACATCAGAAATTAAGAAACAAATAGTTAAAGAAGGAGATTGTATTCACTTAATGCCTGGACAACCCCACCAAATGCTGGCTCTTAAAGAAGGAAGTTGTATATTTGAAGTATCAACTAAACATTTTGATAGTGATAGTTATAGGGTTTTACCCGGATCATCACAGGAGGAAAATAATAATAATTTACCCTTTTAATATGAAAATAGGATTATGTGGTACAATGAGTGTAGGTAAAACTACGTTAGTTAATGCCTTAAAAGAAACAAAACAATTTAAAGATTATATGTTTAGAACAGAACGTTCTAAATATCTAATGGAACAAGGTATTCCACTCAATACAGATTCAACATTAAAGGGTCAAACAGTATTTTTAGCTGAACGTTGTGCCGAATTAATCCAAACAGATATTATTACAGATAGAACAGTAATTGATGTTATGGCTTTTACTATGAATGCTAAATCAATACCCTACCAAGATAAGGAAGCATTTGAAACTTACGCTAGTGAATTTATTAGAGAATATGATTATATATTTTATATTTCCCCTCATGGTATCCCTATTGAAGATAATGGAGTACGTGAAACAAATACATATTATAGAGATTTAATTGATTTTACTATTACTACACTTATTAAAAGATATGGTCATAGATGCCCTAAAATAGAAGAAATATCTGGATCTACAGAGGAACGTATTCAGCAAATATTAAATATTACTAATCTTTAACATATTTATAATAAAATCTTATTATAATGAAAAAATCTGAATTGGCATCTTTTATTAAAGAAGAAATTAAATCCACACTTAATACTGAAGGTGTATGGCAAAAAGGTCATCCTTCATTAATTCAAGACTTTCTTAATGAATTAGATACGTTAAAGGATAAATACTATAATATTGTAGGAAGTGATGATGTATTTAATGGATTAGACCAAGCTGAAAGAGCAGCAAATGAATTGCTTACTATGGCAGAAGCAACAATAGAAACATCTCCAGAAGATTTAGCTAAAGTTAAAAAATCAGCAGATAAAGACGATGTAATTAAAGTTACAAAAGAAGATGCAACACCAAAAGGTGAAGACTTTTTTTATGATTATTTAGATATTGGCATGTCTTATTTAGAAGGGTTCGGTAAAAAACACTCTTTGGATGATAGCCAGTTAGAAAAACTAGGTAAAAAAATAGTAGATCAATTATATAAAGGTGATGTTGGTAAAGCATATGATGCTATTGTTAAAAGAGGTGTGATGAAAGAAGATGAAGATAAAGAACCATCTAAATCAGATCTTAAAAAATCAAAAGGTTTAGCTAAAGCAAAAGAAGAACTTGCTCAGTTAACTAAACAAATGAAAGCTTTAGCTCGTAAATATAAAGAAGCAGAAGGTGAAGAAAAAGAAAAATTAGTAGCTGATCTTAAGAAAAAAACAAAACTTAAGAAAGAATTAGATGCTATTATAGATAAATAAAAAATGTTATGTTAAAATGGTTAAAAAAGAACTATCAATTATTCGTAATTATAGGGGCTTGTATTTTAGTCTTTAGATTTTTAGATGATAAAGAAAATTATGTAAGCGAATATAATGATAAAATTACTGCATTAGAAAAAAAAGTTGATTCACTCCATAGTGAAAACGATGAATTAACTTTTAAAATAGATACCTTAAATGTTCAGATAGGTAAATTAGATCAACAATTAGATCTAAAAGATAATAAAATAAATAATTTAAGATATGAAATTAACACAAAAGTTGATGCTGTTGATTCTTTTAATGACGATGAGCTTGAAAAGTTTTTCACAGAGCGTTACAGACAGTACATCGATTCAATTGAAAAAACCAATAGCAAAACTGGTAATTAAGGATTTAATTACCGGGGATGGAGCTAAAAATGAATTAGCTATTACTATAGATAAAATTAAACTGTTTGAACAAAAAATAGTTTTAAAAGATAGTGTTATTTTAAATTTAAATAATAAAATAAATAATTTTGATTCTATACTTTTAACAAAATCTGACCAACTATTATTATCTCAAGAATTATCTAAAAGACTAGAACAAGATTTAAAAAAACAAAAATTAAAAAATAAATTAACTATGGGAGCGGGTATACTAGGAATAGTAGCTGTTGCTATACTAGTAAAATAGTATGTCTGATTTAAAAAAGGTAATACGTCAAGAATATATAAAATGTGCTAAAGACCCTGTACATTTTATGCGTAAATACTGTTATATACAACACCCACAAAGGGGACGCATACCATTTAATTTATACCCATTTCAAGAAAAAGTACTCAAGTTATTTAGAGACAATGATTATTCTGCTGTATTAAAATCTAGGCAATTAGGTATATCTACATTAGCAGCAGGTTATTCTTTATGGTTAATGACATTCCATAAAGACCGAAATGTATTAGCATTAGCAACTACCCAGGCAACTGCAAGAAACTTAGTAACAAAAGTACAATTTATGTGGGAGAATTTACCTTCATGGCTTAAAGTAGATTCAGCTGAAAATAATAAATTATCCTTAAGATTAACTAATGGTTCAAAAATACAAGCAAAATCTTCAAATGCCGATGCCGCAAGATCGGAAGCAGTATCATTACTAATAGTTGATGAGGCTGCTTTTATTGATAATATTGCTGAGACATGGGCTTCTGCACAACAAACACTTGCAACAGGTGGTGGTGCTATTGTACTATCAACCCCTTATGGTACAGGTAACTGGTTTCATCAAACATGGGTTAAAGCAGAACAAGGAGAAAATGAATTTTTACCAATTAAACTACCTTGGTATGTCCACCCCGAAAGAGACCAAAAATGGAGAGAGGCACAAGATTCATTATTAGGAGATCCTAGATTAGCAGCACAAGAATGTGACTGTGATTTTAGCACTTCAGGTGATATTGTGTTTTATAATGAATATTTAGAATATTATGAAAAATCTTTCATTAAAGACCCCTTAGAAAAACGTGGAGCAGATCAAAATTTATGGGTTTGGGAATCACCTGACTATAGTAGAGATTATATTGTAGTAGCGGATGTATCTCGAGGGGATGGCAAAGATTACTCAGCTTGCCATGTAATTGATACTGAAAGTAATGTACAAGTTGCAGAATATAAGGGGCAAATTAATACTAAAGATTATGGTCATTTATTAGTAGGTTTAGCTACAGAATATAATGAAGCAATGTTAGTAATTGAAAATGCAAACATAGGCTGGGCAACTATACAAGTTGCTATAGATAGACAATATCCTAATCTCTACTATTCACAACGGAGTGACTCCCCAAATGCTGATTCGTATTTTGATAAATATCAAGACCACTCCAAAATGGTAGCTGGTTTTACTATGTCATCTAGAACACGTCCTATGGTAATAGGTAAATTTCAAGAATACATTAGTGATAAGGGAGTAACAATACAATCTAGAAGATTAGTAGAAGAAATGAAAGTGTTTATTTGGAAAAATGGTAGAGCAGAAGCCCAAACAGGATATAATGATGATTTAGTTATGTCATTTGGTATCGCTATGTACATCAGAGATACAGCACTAAAATTAAGACAAAGAGGTTTAGATGCAACCCGAAATGCATTAAATAATATAACAGTAAATAGAACACAATACCAAGGTGGGTATTTTTCAAGTGGGACGGATAATCCTTACCATATCGATACTCAAAATGGTGATAAAGAAGATATTAGTTGGCTTCTTAGATAATATTTATAACAATAACTATATACAATGGCAGATACAGGCTTATTTAGTAGACTACAAAGATTATTTTCAACAGATGTAATTATACGAAATGTTGGGGGTGATCAAATAAAGGTAATTGATAGTAGTGCAATACAACAAAATGGAGAACTACAAACAAATTCATTAATTGATAGATATAACAGGCTATATTCTACAAATCCTGCATCTTTATATGGAGCACAATTTAATTTTAATTATCAGTATCTTAGACCTCAATTATATTCAGAATATGATGTAATGGATCAAGATGCTATTATAGCTTCTGCCTTAGATATTATAGCTGATGAATGTACATTAAAGAATGATATGGGTGAAGTTTTATCTATTCGTTCTTCAAACGAAAATATTCAAAAAATACTTTATAACCTATTTTATGACGTTTTAAATATTGAGTTTAATTTATGGGCTTGGGCAAGACAGATGTCTAAATTTGGAGATTTTTTCTTAAAATTAGAAGTTGCAGAAAAATATGGAGTATATAATGTTATACCTTATACTGCTTATCATATTAGTAGAGAAGAAGGATTTAATCCGGAAAATCCATCTGATGTAAGATTTAGATATGATCCTAATGGTTTAGTTAACCCAAGTTCAGGAATGTATTCTACTCCAAATAATAAATCCCAAACAGAAAATGGTATTTTCTTTGACAATTATGAAATGGCTCACTTTAGATTAATCGGAGATACTAATTATCTTCCTTATGGTCGTTCATATATTGAACCTGCTAGAAAATTATTTAAACAATATACATTGATGGAGGATGCAATGTTAATCCATAGGATTTCACGAGCACCAGAAAAACGTATTTTTTATATGAATGTTGGGTCTATTCCACCTAATGAAATAGATTCATTTATGCAAAAAACTATTTCAAATATGAAACGTACTCCCCACATAGACCAAAAGACTGGAGAGTATAATTTGAAATATAATATGCAGAACATGATGGAGGATTTTTATATCCCCGTTCGTGGTAATGATACTACAACAAAAATTGATACTACAAAAGGTTTAGATTATGATGGTATCCAAGATGTTGAATATTTAAGAGATAAATTATTTGCTGCATTAAAAATACCTAAGGCCTTTCTAGGATATGATGAAAGTGTAGAAGGCAAGGCTACATTAGCTGCTGAAGATATTCGATTTGCTCGTACAATTGAAAGAATTCAAAGAATATTAGTTTCCGAACTTAATAAAATAGCACTTGTACATTTATATTCTCAAGGATATAGAGATGAAGCATTAACAAACTTTGAGTTATCAATGCAAACACCATCAATTATATTTGAACAGGAAAAAATTGAATTAATGAAATCTAAAACTGAATTAGCAACTTCATTATTAGAAAATAATTTATTACCTACAGATTGGATATATGATAATATTTTCCATTTATCAGAAGATCAATATGAAGAATATAGAGATTTAAATAGAGAAGATGCTAAACGTAAGTTTAGACTAGCTCAAATTGAAGCAGAAGGAAATGATCCTGTTGAAACAGGTAAATCATATGGTACACCACACGATTTAGCTTCATTATATGGTAAAGGAAGAATGTATTCAGACCCAGGAAATGTTCCTGATGGTTATGATACGGATTCAGAATTAGGTAGACCCAAAGATTCTATTTCAAATATTGGAAAACAAAATAGTAATTTTGGAAAAGATAGATTAGGAGTCAAACGTATGAAAGATACTGATAAAAATGATTCTTCAGATAGTAGAACAGATACAAATAAATCGGGTCTAGCTTTAGAAAATGCCCAAACAACTTTGTTAAAAAATAAAAATATGTTTAAAAAAATGAATAAAAAACAATTAGTTTTTGAGCAAAGTAAAGACAATACATCATTATTAGATGAAAACCAATTAAAGAAGTAAAAAACTTCACATATTTATAAATAAATATATTTTTTGATGAAAATAAAACACTCCAAGTACAAAAACACAGGTATACTGTTTGAACTATTGGTGCGTCAAATCACTGCGGATACATTAAAAGGTGGGGATTCCCCCGCTATTGATATTCTTAAAGAATACTTTGTAAAAACTTCTTTAGGTCGCGAGTATAAGTTGTATGAATCAGTACTAAAATCTAATGTTTTAAATGAAGGAAAAGCTAATATAGTAATTAGTACTATACTTGAATCTTCTAAAGGGTTTAATCGCACTTCATTAAAGAAACAAAAATATAACTTAATTAACGAAGTCAAAAAACATTATAATCTAGATGTTTTCTTTGGTGCTAAAATTAAAAATTATAAAGAACTAGCAGCTTTATATACATTAATTGAAAACCATAATACAGAAATAAATACAAATGTTGATCAAGTTATTGATAATAAAATAACTTTATTAGAGTATTTAACTAAACATGAAGTTAATACTAAAGAAGTTAAAGAAGATGTTCTTAAGGAATTTCAAACTTATGATAAAGACTTAAGAATACTTACTTATAAAGTACTTTTAGAAAAGTTTAATAATAAGTATGATAACTTATCCAGTGAACAAAAACAAGTACTTAAAGAATTTATAAACTCAGTAGACTCAGCTCCTGGATTAAGAGACTTTTATAATAGTAAAATAGATGAATTGAAATCTACTTTAAACGAAGAAGCTAAAACTATTAAAGATAAAGCTACTCAAATTAAAATTACAGAAGTGGCTAAGTATTTAGTTGAATTAGATAAAACAGCTAAGGTTAATAATGATAACTTAGTTGATTTATTACAATATTACGAACTAGTAAAAGAAATTAAAGTAGCAAATGGCGTTCAAGTATAAACTTAAAGAAGCACCATCCCCAAATTTAGCTGCCCAAGTTGGAGCTAAAATTGGTGATGTATC